ATATCTTTATTATGACCATAATATCGAGGATCTTGCATCATTTCTTTTAGTTTTGCTTCGTTCATGACTTGTACTGGTTGTGTTCCATCTAAGAAAGGTGTTTGTTGCATCTGTGACATAAGCAATTCAACAACTTGTATACCTTCTGATGTAGAACAAAAGTCATCTATTGTTTCTCTCAATGGATTCTCTTGCGGTACAATCTGATCTACAAACAATCCTACAGCTTCTATTCTTTCTTCTGCATGATCTCCAAGATCAGCAATCTCTGCATCTGCATCATAGCCAGCACCTACTTGTTCACCAAACATCTCAATGCCTTTTTCAAATTCGTCCTGACCCATTCCAGAGTTATAACAATGTTCAGCCCACCAATCGAGCATAGGATTATCTTGTGCTAGTTCTGGATCAAGTGATTCAGGTAATAAATAATCACCAGCACTTTCAGGTCTATCAGCATAAGCTTCACTTTCTATCTCAGCTAATACTTCATCTCTAATAGTATCTCTACTCTGTCCTATCTTTGATTCAAGATTATGATATGAGTTTGCAAAATCTTCAGGACTTTTAAACTTTTCAGGCAACCACTCAGGTCTTTCTCCCATAGAGTTTACTGGTTGTTCTTCACTTACTGTTTCACGTGAAACATCTTCTTGTACTTGATCTTCCATTATGAACCTTTCTTTACTTTATGACCATGTTGAATACGTCTTTCAATCAACCCAACAATATACCTTTGACCCTCTGCATGACGTAATACATCATTTGTAACTGCTGATCCATGCACAGCTTCAATGGTTATACTTCTTAAATACTGTAAGATAGCTTGACCAGTTGGTTGAGAAAATAAATGTGTAAAATTCAAAGATACTTCTTCTTCTAAATTTTTATTTCTTGGAAATCCATCTAATCCAGTTACTTGTGGATTGTTAGTTAGTTTGTTCATTTGGCATCTGTCCTTGTTGTTGCATCTGCATTTGTTGTTGCATCTGTTGAGCCATTCTTATTATCTCTTTTCTTTCCTCTAAATCTCTTACAAGATTATCAGGAACACCAAACTTCTTAGCTAAATAGGTTGCTGTTTCTTCTGAGTTAATGAGAATGTTTGTAAGTTCTTGACCAAAACGAGCTTGTGTCAGTTCAAGAAATCTTGCCACACTACTAATATCAGCATTAGCTTGTGCTTGTGATAGGGGTGAAACGGATCGTACTTTTACCTGTCTTCCATTTATTGTTGGTATTTTTATTCTGTTTTGTTTCTTAAGAATATGAACAACTCTTTGTAATACTGGCTGTACAAGTTCAGCTTGCAATCTTCCAAAAGCAGATCCAATACGACGACTAAGATCAGCCATTCTTTCTGCGATTTCTGTAGCAGTTGCTGGTGTTCTGTCAGGATTACCAAGCATATCATTATACAATGCTCTTTTAATATTCAATCGCATATCAGACAAAATAAGATTAGCTACATCAAAAGATCCAGCCGCTTGTACTGGTTGCAATCCAGCAGAGTTTGGTGCTTTAGGTATAACAGTTCCAGGCACTAAGTTTATTGTATCAGGATTAATCACACCATCATCATCCATCTGATACACACCAGAGATTGCCATTTGTGCATTTTCTAAAACAAGTTCTATTGTGAGATTAGTAGTTTTAATAGCACTCAATGCATTAACAAGTGGACCTCGACCATAGACAGCGCCGGGATCTTTGCTCCAGCGAAAACATATAAATGGATTACTACCAGTTCCCTTGAATTGTTCTTTCTTAATTACACACTTAGTTGTTGTTTCGAAAACAAAACATAAAAATGCATCTTCATTAATCTTTGAATAATCTTTACACACAACTTCAAGAACCTTTGCTTCTGCATCAGGATTTGTTTTGATTGCATTTACAAGCTTTGGCATTTGTTCCATATCTCTATATACGATTGGAATATGACCAAAAGGCATATCTCTTTCTCTAAATACATGATCGACCATATCATCTGGTCCAACATCAAGAACAACATGAGGTAAAGGAAGTGCAGTAAACTTAACTGGATTAATAGCATCTCCTTCAGCAACATGAAGTACACCAGTGCCTACAGCAAGATCCATAAATGATTCATGAACTTCTTGAGCAAAGTTTGAATTCTGTATTACTTCAAAAACATAATCTGTAACTTCATCAAGATCATTATTAATAGATTCTCTACTTTCTTTTGGCACTTCACTTCCAGCAGTAAAATCGGCCCATCTTGCAAAGTTTGGAACTAATCCTGATTGTAACCTTGACGCAAATTCTTGGACTCCAACAACAGCCGTTTCATCAAATATTCTCTCATCTCTTCTTTCACCTTTTGCGGAAGAGTAGAAAGTTTCACGCATAGGTAAAGCATACTCGTAACATTCATTAAATAAAGGTTCCCATCGTTGTCGTATTGATTTGGCTTTCTCATACTTCTTCATGTAAGCAGATAAAAGCTTATCATTATCTTTAATATCAATCGGATTATAAGAATGTACCATATTCTATTATCCAAACATAAGTGGATTGCGATATCCTATACCACCTCGACCACTTGTATATAAAGCTCTTCTTCCTCTTCTACCTCGAGTAACTGGCGTTCCAGCCTTTGCACCCATCTCATAAGTAAGTTGTGTTTTAATTGGTGTATCTGAAGTAACCTCTTTTTCAAGAGCTTCTTGTCTACGTTCTACTTTTTTTTGAGTTTCTTCTTTTTTTTGTTCTTTCTGTTCTTCAGTAACTGTTGGGCTTACTGGTTCAGGTCGAGAACTTCCACCACCAAAACACATATTATTCTCCTACAATCTGTTCCAAAAACTGGTCTTGTTCCTATTATTAGGCGATCTTGCAAAAATATCAAAGCCTTTTCTTGCATTGAAAGCTTTTACTGGCTTTTGACCAGCAATTAAAGTTCTTCCCTCACCAGCTCCTAACATCAAGTATTGAAGAGCATCATGTATATGAGAGTACATATTTTTATCAGGTTTATCATCATATCGTTCTCCAGATACTTGCATACGTCTATAACAGTAGCCGCCTTGAAAACCTTTAATAAGTTGTGGACATCTTCTATCAATAAGAAATGCTGGCTTGCCATCTGCCATTTTAGTTAGTTGTGCAGAAACAGATTCAAGTCTAAGGTCTATACTGTTACTAGGAGCTGGTACAGCTTTTAATCCAGCACCTCGTAATATTCCAAATGGTGTTGTTTCATCTGTCTGAGCTCTAAAATCACCAGCGGGATCTCCATAAATATACACATCAAGACCATTAAATCGAGAACTTATCTCTTGTCGCAATAGTTCTGCAAATCTCACAATACCCATATCAACTGCTACAATCTCTGATTGAACCAACCATCGACCTCGAACTTTCTGGGCAAATACAGCAGAAGGTGTAAGTCCAAAGTCAATACCAATATACAAAGGCACACCCATAGCAATAGGTATTTCTTCTTGAGCAATATGTGTTTCACCAACAAACTCAGGATATACTGGCTTTCCTTCCTGAATCATTCCCAATCTGTTCATTACATAAACATCTATCCAACTCTTTGTCTTTCCTCGTATAAGGTTTGGATAGTATGTATCAAGAATGTTACTTGCATTTTCTGCTTTCTTATTCATCTCATAACCAGATACTTCACCCTTATCATCAAGCTTTTCTTGCATTGCCGCTGGTTGTGTAAAGAAAGACCAGTTATCAGGTTTCACTAACATAGTCGCTTGTTCTCTTGGAATGTGATCTGGTATAGGAACTTCACCAGCCATTATTGCCCACCAATGATCTTCTTCTGGTGCGTTAGTATCACAGATAACACCAGACCAAGTTGGTCCACCATCTCGCATACTTGGAAATCTACCAACACGCATGGTACACGCATCAATAATACTTTTAGGAATCTCTCTTGCTTCGTTTACCCATATACCAGTAAGTTCAAGAGATAATAGTTTCTTTACATCTTCAGGTCTATCAAGTGCTAAGAATATAACTTCAATGTCTAAATCACCTTTTTTTATGTGGTGAGTATAAGGCACACTCCAATGGAAGTTACCCCAATCATCTTCAGGAAACCAATCAAGCCAAGTCTTTATAGTTGTTGTTCGGAGTTGTGGGTTTGTGTTTCTTATAACAGCCCATCGAGATCTACGGATCTTATCTTTATTTGGTTTCTGTTCTAATGCTCTTCTAAATACTTCCACACAACAACCAACAGATTTACCAGAGCCAACTGGACCTCGTATGCCACGAAAAAAATTATCATCTTTCATAAAGTCTTTAAGAGTTTGACCATCAGGTTTATAGTTGAAATTTATCAACTCAAACCTTTTTGCATTCCAGTTCTTATCATCATCTCAGCAACTTCTTGTCCAATGTTTTCAATAACATTATCAAGCATAGAATTTGTAACAAAAGACTTAGTATGCTTTTCATCAAAGTATTGAAAGTGTATTTCTTTAACTACACGTCTTAAATATCTATGCTCTTCTGGTTTAAGGTTGTTAATGAAACTCAACTAAACCTCCTATAGAGTGCTGTCTTTTTTGCTATCTGTTTTGGTTGAGAAGAAAACTGTTTCCCTTTCTTCTTTGCTTTTCTTTTCTCTGCTGTGGTTCTTGCGTACTCTTCGTCTGATAGTGCTTGTATTGCTTTCTTTGGTAGATACCTTTCCCCAGTCACGGAAGACTTCTTGCCACTTTTCGTTTGCCAATCTTGTTCTCCCCAAGCTTTCAAACTTCTTTGTGACTTCTTCATTGAATTAGTTTCCACAAAGGTTCTTTGGTTGCTTTAATTACTTTTGTTTTTGCTTTTTCCCTTTGATAGGTTCTTATAAATTTTCTGCCAAGATTGATTGGAAACGATGCTACATCTAAAACACCAGCTCCAACATCATCAATGCGATTCTTTGTTTTTTTTGCCATACTTGTAAAAGGAAAAAGTTTTATATCTTTTGCTTGCTTCTGTCTTTTTTTATACAAAGCAAAAGCCTTGTCGATATTTTTATCTCTTTCTTTATTTTTAACTCTAAACATTAGGTATAGCCACCTCCAGCCGCTTTATATCTTTTTGCTAGTAACTGTGCCTTTCGAGCAGACCATTTACCAGCGGCAGTGCCTTGAACATTCGCCGCTTTGATTCGATTGAACAAGGCTTTACGCATTTTTGGTTTGGTATAATTACCAGCCGCATTAACTGCCATTCATCTTGACCTTATCGTAAAGAGGTTGTTTCTTCTTCTTTTTCTTTCGCAACTTTGCAAAATCAGCTTTCTCAATCTTTTTAGGATCTCCAGCTTGTGAAGCAATCATTGCTTGTCCTTGACTATATCCAGGCATTATTTCTTCCTCTTCATTCTTAGATAAGCGGCAAGAGTTGCCTTCTCGATCTTACCTTGTTTCTTAGCTTTCCTTACTTCATCCATAGTAACAGCGGCATAAGACTTACCTTTAAAAGTAAATTTAGCTTTACCTTCTTTTCTAGCCATTCTAAATGCTTCTTTGAACGTAGTAGGTTCTTTTGATTTTTGAATGATAGCTTTAGCTTTTCCACCCTTACCTTGTGGTGCAAACTTATCTACACCTTGATTTCTAGCCTTTCTTGCTCTCATTTGATTTGCTTGTTGAAGTGTCTTTCGCTTATCAGAAACAGTTTCACTTTTAGTTTCCATAAACTTCTGAGCTTTACCACCAGCACCCTTTGGAGCAAACTTATCTTCCCCAGTCTTTCTTCTTGATGGTGGAGGAGCATTCTTGTCAATAAACTTTGAAGCCTTACCACCAGCTCCTTTAGGAGCATCTTCATAAAGCTTGCCTTTTCGCATTCGGCTTTCGCCTGACTGGTTTTTAATTCCAGAACGTTCTGCTCTTTGCTCAAGCTTTTGTTCTCTTACCCTACGCTGTGGTGCGGTGAGGGTAGATGTAATGTTTCTACCCATCTCTCTAAGTCGGTCAAAAAGACCACTTTTCTTTTTCTTCTTCTTTTTCTTTTTGTTATACATCTCTTGCAGTTTCTTCCCAGCCTTTCCAGCTGTGGTTTTCTGCATCTTCTCAAGCTGTTTCTTTCTAGCTTCTGGTGTCATTTGTTACTCCTTTGGTTCTGGATTCTCACCCACTAAGATTTTTTTGAACTCTCATTACGCTTACTAATTGCCCTAGCCTTTGCTCGAGCATCTTCCTTACTACTTGCTCCCCATGCTCTTAGACTTAGAAGAAGTCTTGTTGGTTTTCCGTCCTTGTACTCTGGTCCTTTTGCGTTCCCCATCCTTGCTAGAAAGCTGGCTCGTCTTGGATTGTCCCCCTTCTTTACTGGAGCTTTTAGATCCGAGCCGGGATTTTGTCTTTCGTATGACTTTCTTCCCTTCTCGTTCAGACCGCCGCTTGGGTTCTTCCCCCCTTTTCTCTGCCACAATGGTGTCGCCATTTTGTTTACCTTTTCTGTTTAGAAGAACAGATGCTAATACACCAACCCTCATGATCGCACCTTTCAGAGTAAAAAATATTTTTGAGATAATCAACATAAATCCATAACTACCACCAACCCAACAACCTTGTCGAGCTTTTTTTAGCTAAAAATGTTAGGGCAACACTTCTCATGTATGTGTAGGGTCTAGTTTTTGCCTACCCCCTTGTGTGTCGTAACTCCTGCGAGGTACGAGCTAGTGTTTACGTTTGGCTATCGGTAGAGAGCCAAAGGTAAAGATAAACATTGGTTCGTCAGAACTAAGTTTCCATTGCTTGGGAGATCCTCGACCTTGCAATCTCTACGATAGGGTGGGACGGTGGGGATATCAATTCATTGGTGAGCGGAGCCATTCATAGCTCAAGCGAGCCAATTAGATTTCATAGTTAGACTATGCTATGAACCAAACCTTTGTTTATCTAATAACAACCCAATGCAACAACCAAGTATATCATTTGTTCGAAGAACTAAGTTAGGCGCCGTTGGGCTAGGCATCTCGAAGAGATCGGCGCCGTGTCGGTTGCTTAGGGTCTGGCTAAGCCGACACCACCGAGAGCTAAGTAAGGTCGATCTTAATATTGAAATCACCTACAACTTGATGTTGTGCTTTGTCGATCGGCTTGTGTCCGGCCCTGTCTAGTATATCCTTAGACGCTTCCAACTTGACATACTCTGATTTCGCATTGTTCGAAAGATTGATTACTTGTTTTAGAGATTTCGTAGCATTTAGACCAATCATACTTTGAACTTCCTGAAACAATCTTTGTTGAATGTGTGGGAGTTGTAACGTCTTACTGGCTGTAACTCTGCCAGATTCGCCTTTTGCATATCCTGCGATTTGCGACGCTTCTGTTATGCTATGTCCATTTGCTACGGCTGTAACTAGTGATTCCTGTTTTTTGGTTAACTTTTGATTCATTGCCTAGTCTAACTACGTTGATTCCATGTCCTCGATTTTGCAGTGAATAAATAACCCTTGTCAATAACCTAATCATGGTAAAGCGGCGGCAACATTAAAAAAGTTTGTTCAATAACGTCCAATAGTGCATCAATGCAATAAAAAGCTTTTTTTTATTTTTTTTATGGTGTAAAATCTTAGTAATAAAAACAATAATGGAGAAAGCAATGAGTAGACTAAGAAGTCGTAAAGCTCGAACAAGAGCAAGACTACTTGTTC